CGATCATTCTTCTGGCGTCCTCAATAGCGTCCGGCGATTGCTCCCGACATGCTTGATATTCCTCCTCACTGTATGGAGTGAGTGCCAGCAGTTCGGCGAGCCGGGCGGATTGTTCCTGATTCCGCAGCACGCGGAAAACACTCACCAAGCGGGAATATTTATCATTCAAAACTTCCACCTTGGACATTGGTTTTTGCAGCAGCACCGAGGCCGCCCCCGCGAACGGCTCCACGTATGTCCGATGAACTGGCATGAGAGAGATGATCCATGGAGCCAGCCGCCATTTACCCCCATGGTAGCGCATCACAGGCCGCCGCGGAGACCGGACAGGATCTTGCTCACAACCCCCGATAGCGGTGGATGGCGGTAACGTCTCGTTCATGGCCTTGCCCTCTTTTCGACTTTCTTGAATTTGCGGGTTTCGGTAGTTGTCATTATTTATTTCCTTTTCTTTTTTCTGGCTGGCTTGCGAACCGCGGTGATCGTGATGGTGATATCCTCAGTGATCGTTACTTCGTCATAGTCTGAATGCCGGTCTTCAAAGAAGTCGGGCGCGGTCCACCACTTACCGCCTGCTACTCCCTGTATGTGGTGAATATCATCCAGGTGCAGCTTTTGGCCACACGTGAATTTGTGGGTTTCGGTAGTTGTCATTATTTATTTTCTTTCGTTAGGGTTTGGCGCCCACGAATCGCAAGTGCTTTCCGGGGGGCATGGCTCCTGCGGTGCGTAGTCGCAGCGCATACGATCCCGACTCCAGTTGTCGCATGCCTCGCAAACGCGCTTGAATTTATGTGTTTCTGTAGTTGTCGTGGTGACGGTTCTGATCTTCTTTTTAGTGGTGATAGTTTTCATTATTTATTTCCCTTTCTTTTTTCTGGCTGGCTTGCGAATTACGGTAATCTTGATGATGATGTCTTCAGTGATTATGACCTCGTTATCGTTTGCATTGCAGTTATCAAAGGGGTCAGGCACAGCCCACCAATCGCCATCTGCTATGTCGCGCATGATGTTAATATCATGTATGTGCCGCTTTTGGCCTCGCTTGAATTTGTGGGTTTCGGTAGTTGTCATGATTTATTTCCTTTCGCCGCTGCTGACCTTGGGACTCCACAAAGAAAACAACATCAGATGTTGCGTGATGACCTGGCCCGGCCTGACGAGCAGCCGGAACCAGTCATCCATTGATCTTTCTGAATCGAATCCCTCGGTTACATGTAACGGCCTAGCTTTAATTATCTCGTGGCTGTAGAGCATGCAGCCTTTCAGATGTCTGATGTCGATTGGCACATGTTTTAAGACGACGACAGGAGCTAGGTCGATTTGCCGCGAGCGATAGGCTACACCGCTCCAGTTATAGAGCAGTATCGGTATTCCCACCGGCCACGGCTTAGCGCGGATGGTGGTGATTTTCCGCTGCTCCAGGATGGCGGAGTTAAATCTATGGTGGCACGGTCGTTTTACCATTTTATGTTGTCTATCGCTTTGTTGAGAATTTTCGGGATGTTGTGGGTGTCGTGCCTTTTGCCATCAACAAAGTCGCGCAACGCCGCCACCGCATCGCGCAGCGCAGAGACCTCGTAACGCAGTGAGATGATTTCCCCCTCGCGTGAAATTAGCGCATCATCCGGCGGCTGATTGGATGATATGACCAGCACACTTGACGGCTCCTCCGAATCGTCCGGATCCTCCCCCTCCCACACTTCTTGTATGGACATTCCCAGAAACTCCAATGCTCCGGAATCTCCGTAGTCCTCCACCCTCCAGGTCGCTACCCGCAAATCCGGGTCATGCCTTTCTAATTGCTCGATCAGTTCTTTTACGGTTGTCATTTTTTATCCTTTGTTTTCATGTTTTTAGCTAGTCTGAATTGTTCAGTAAGGCAGTCGCAGCATTAGCGAGAGGACACTGGATTCTTTTTCCGGCTCGCCCTTTGGTTCAATGCCGCCCCTGTTCATCCGATCCTCCGGGAACTCATCGCAACGCCCGTATGTTTTCCACCAGAGGTCGATAGCCTTGTCACACTCAGGATGATATCGGCCATGGAAGAAGTCTCCATCGTGCTTGCCTTGGTGTGTCACGGACGGTTCTCCCTCGTTGATCATTTCTCCACACCAGTCGCATTGTTTAGTTTTACGCGTGCGCTTGATTTCGGTTCTACTATCAAAACTCATTTTTATTTTCCTTCGTTAGAGTGGCGCGTGGTGGTTTTAAAGGGCAAGCCCCAGCAAGTTCATAGGCCAGCAACTCATCAAGACGTTGCATGGCCTCCTCCCTCGTGATCATTTTACCCTCGTATTTTGACGCATAAAACCCAGCAATATACGGCTTCGCCCAGGCTGAATGTTCCAGAAACCACGGTGTTTCGGGATCAACACGCGCCTGCACCTTAAGATGGCAGACTTGGCAGAGAGCCATCAGGTTCCACCATTCATCGTTGGCCTTATCACCGTCAAAATGATGCGTCGTTAGGATTTTGCCAGGGACAGAAGGGCTGTCGCAACGGATACACCGGAAGCCAGCAGCTTTTTTTACGGATCGGCGAGCATCTTTTCCGTCAGCGTTGTAGTTATTTCTGAAGTTTTTCATAAAATTGTGAACCTAGTCACAGCGAACTTCATACAACGAAGCGGCTCGAATCATGCAGCGGAGGATTTCGGCGGCGACTTGTGGCACGATGGCGTTTCCGAGTCCTCTAAGTCGGTCCACCCGTTTGGGTATCCCATGAGCCACTCGACCCATGCCGGATTCAGCGATCCAGTCCGCTTCACTTCGCAATAGGAAGGGCGTCTCGGATCGTTCCCCGAGAATTTCGCCAGCTCCATATCCTGCATGGTTTTCATGCTGGCCGTTGGGGTTGGATGCAGCTTCACCACTGTTGCCAGTTTTCGCCCTGTTTTGCCTTCTGGCTCCGGACCGCCGGTCGATGCTGTTGGCGTGGGCCACATCGCCATCGTCTCCGGGTCGACCTGTTCCCGGAGATTGCCAGGCTTGGAACGGCCCTTCCTTCCGGTTGTCGCATGCCTGATCAAAGATTGCTTCGACCGTTGCGGTAAGTGATCCAGCGTGTTTGGAGTAGCCCATAATCCACACCCTATCTCGCCGGTGGTCGGCACCGACGGCGCAAGCTGGAATAACAACCGGCGTTGCGGAGTAGCCTTCACGCGCCAGGTCAAAAAGCACTTGGTCGAGCCCCAGGCTGACATGGCCAGCAACATTCTCACACAGGAGCATGCGGGGTCTTGCCCTCGCAACAATTGTGAGCAGGTGAGGCCAGAGGTGACGGTCATCTTTCGCGCCCTCTCGCTTCCCGGCAATACTGAAAGGCTGACATGGATACCCGGCAGTAATAAGGTCGATTTTTTCATATTCTTTACAGTTTAAAGTCCGCACATCGTCATGAATTGGCACGCCCGGGAAGTTCTTGAGGAGAACTTTGCGGGCCCAGGGGTCTAACTCGCAGAACCCCACCGTCTTGATTCCACCCACCATCTTTGCCGCAAGGGCAAAGCCGCCGATACCACTCATCAGATCGAGATGCGTAACAACACGCTGCGGATCCAGCCCCTTTCGCCGTGATAGAACAACGCCCGTCACAGCACCCTCCAGACCGCCACAGAGCACGATCCAAAGATCAAAATAATAATCGCTATCATTCCCCAGAGGAAAAATCTCACCAACCATTTACGGTTGAACATAGGCTCTTTTTCACTCATGCTCGTAACTCCTTCTTATCGCCGCCTCGGCGAGGCGGCACTCCCTAGCAGACGCCCCTTCCAATGCCAACCCAACTGGGAGCTTCCGCATATACCGGCCTGTCACCGCCCGGATCGCCGCCAATGCCTGCACCGCAGGCACCAGGGCAACTCCATCACACGCTTTTTTGTTTTCATCATTCATAATCAATATGTCTGCCGCCCCTCAGTTGCTTCACTCTGCCGCTCCTTGAACGTGTAGGTAGATCCGTGGTAATCAAAGTATCGATAGACCCCTTTTTCGCTCTCGCGGGATTTCTCGATGCTTGCCTTGATAACCAACGGCGCCCCCTCCTCCCGTTCCTCGTTCAATTTTTTATCCTCCTCCAGGAAAATGATGGTGTGGGCATCTTGGATAATTTGACCCGACCCGCGGATATCCGCCATGCTGGGCCTGCCAGACCGAAGCCCTTCCTTGTTGAACTGGACCAATACGACGAATGGGATGCCCAGGGCCTTTGATGTCTGCTGGATGATCTTGCTCGCTTGCCGCGTCGTCTCCGTCTCAATGTCCCCGCTGACACGCTCCTCCAAAGAAAAAAGCTGTAGGTAATCCACAAACCCGATTTCGATTTTATGCTGCCGGTGCATCCACCGGGCCCGCGAAGCAAATTTCTTTGGCGTCATGAAACCGTCATCATCGATATACAAAGGAAGCGCGGCCAGATCCTGCGCTGCGACCGCGATCGCGTCATGATCACGCGCCCCCCAGTTTTGCGGATGCCGCACCAGCCCGCTCCGCATCGGTGCTTGCTGGGAAAAAAATCTGCGCGTCAACTGGAGTCTCGTCATCTCCAAGCTGAAAAAACCTACACTATGCCCGGGCCTTTTTGTCTGGCCGGTTTCAATGTCCTTCCGGCTGCTCGCCATGTTTTTCGCCAGGTTCATCGCAAAGGCTGTTTTCCCAAGGCCAGGAGGAGCCGCAATAACAATGTACTCGCCAGGCAAAAAACCCCCCAATAAAAGATCAAGCTGGTAAAACCCCGTAGGAATGCCGGAGTAAACATTTTTCTTGCCGACAAGCTTGCCGGACTCCACCAGGAACTCCTTAACAGCCTCGCGCAGCACGCAGACGCTTGATCTACCAGACCCGCCCTGACTCTTATCCACCACCGCCGCTATCGATAACTCCGTTGCCGCCAGAACTCCCTCATGATTTTCTGGGTTATCATAAACCGCCTGAATCGATTCCAGGTTCCTTCTAACCAAATTCCGCATCAAGGACTTTCCCCGGACGATATCGGCATGATACTTCCAGGTAAGCGTGCTTGATAGGTTTGCCCCCAACATTCCAACCGACCCCAGCCCACCCACCTGCCCATCCAGCTTCCGATCTGTCAACCATTGCATCACGGTGCCCACATCAACAGGATCGCCCGCCGTCCGCATTGCCAGCATCTCCGAAAATAAAATCTGATGCGCTGGGCTGAAAAAATCAGCCGCATCCAGCAACATCGCCACCTCTTCGATTAAAGTCGGATCCGTCAACATCGCACCTACCACAACCCGCTCCGACTCCTCCGCCCAAATGACCGGAAGCTCCGCCAAAGAAATGACATCCCTGCTCATACCTGCCCCCATCCTTTTGTTGCCCCGGCAACCGGCACTGGATCCGCGTGCCTCGATGCCTCCCGCTCACATGCTAAACGCTCGTCTTCCGTTATCCGCCGCCGTAAAATTTCATCTGCACCCAGCTCAGGTTGTCGGGGAGAGGATAAAACACCGTGCCTCGGCACATGTTTAAAATTGTCCGCATTCCGTTGCCAATTCCGCAAAGCAGCCTTCCAGTCGCGCATCACGCCCCGCCCTCCAACCTTCCAGCCGTTCGAGGTAAAGTGGTCGAAGAACTTTTCCGCCTCAATTTTGGGTAGATCCAAAGCCATGCCTTCAGCCAAGACCTCCGGCAAAGTAGGGGAGGCACTTCTCTTCGCTTGTCCCCCGTCAGGGGGAGTACAAGGGGGTACAGTACTCTTATCTAATCTTATCTTATCTGGTAACGGTTTTGTAACGGCATCAGCGTTACAGTTGTAACGGTGTTTCGTTACACGTCTATTTGCTTGCGCTCTACTTTTTGCCGAAGGCCCGTTATGTTCCTCATAGTTAGGGAGTTGCAGGCCCCCTTCATCCAAGATTTTGATCCACTCCACCACCTCCAAAGCCTTGCAAAACCCATCAATACGTACCGTGTTATCCACCACTGCATCGGTGTAAAGTGGTAGCACATTACCCACCGCATACTCATCCGCCAACGACCACAACGCATGTAGCGCACCCACCACCGTTACAGGTGTAACGCTCAAGCGTAACGCAAGCGTTACAACCTTTGGGTGGCGGTGCAGGTTCGTCCGCATTTTAATCCAACCTTCCATATTACCATCTTCCCCGGAAGCGAGGCACTCTGCCTTCGTGCAAATAAAGATCCTTACTGTCAGCCGTTACCCGGGCCCTCAGCAGCATCCCAGGCAGAAAATTCTCACTACACCGCACCCGCACCCGCACCGTGCGACCGTCGCTCGTCCGAGCGTCCAGCACGCGGGGATTAGGCCATGTCCGCACCACCGTCAACTCCTCCAGATTATCCTCTACCGCTTCCGCTATTTTTTTGAGCAGCCCCGGCAATACTTGCCCCGGTGTTTTAAAGCCCTCCACATCCGCTCCACCATCCCCCCCAGCCAACTTTTCCACTGTCTGCACTACCGTAGCCGCCAACCGCTTAATCACGCCCCTTAGACGGTCAATCCCGCCCTGCGTCAACATGATCTCCCGACCGGCCAAGACAAAGTCTTCCCCAACGTATAGATTTTCGGCCCGCATTTTTTTCAATTCGTCCCTGGAAACCCCCAGTTCCTTGGCCACTTTTTCCTCAGAGAAGTTTTCAATCATAACGCCCTCCAGATTCCACCCAGCCAGTGGATGACACAGAACACTGTCACCATGGCTCCACCAGCCGCTCCCGTGGCGAACGCCAATAAAATCGTTCGCGCACTTATCCCGTCATTAAACGGGCCCGTCTTTTTTTCAGTTTCCATAAAACACCCTCCAAATTAAGATTCCACTAGCTACCACGATCAAACCCATGATCAGCAGCCCACTGCCCACCGCCGCCACCAGCACCAACATCCCGGCAACAGACATCCGATCCTTGTCAACCCTCTCCTCTAAGCGTCGTCTCATCAATGAACCCTCCTTGTAATAAAATTTTCTGGCTGTCTTGATCGGATTGGTAGGGCCCCCCTCCCGCAATATCCGACCCCCCTCCCCCCCTTTCGGGCTCAATGAAATTTATCGGGTCGCCGTGCATCTTTGCACCAGGACCATGCAGCAAATCCGTAGCACTGTCCGTAGCAGGCGGGCATTGTAAGGGGAGAACAACAGATTCCGAATCAGCCGTTGCCAACTCCACGAAGGATTCATCCCCGCTATTTGTTATACCATTTCCACCAGTCAAAACGGTTGGCTGGACGTTGGCTAGTGGCAGGCTGGCTAGGTAGTCATTGAGGGACGCATGAGCAGGGGCAGCATGACTGACTTCTACTCGTGATGTTGCTTCGCCGCACAGTAGCAGGAGCTTTTCGATGGAGATGCCTAACGCCACCGCCAGCTCGCCCGGCTTCATGTCTCCGTCAAGGAATAGTTCCCTCATCCGCTCCGCTCCTATGGCTACCCCAAGTCTCAAATCACGGATAGCTTGCTCTTTTAACGTGTCTATGGTGACGCCTTCTCTTTCCATGACCGCGTAGATTGTGTTGGGGGATACTTTGTACGCTCGTGCGATAGCTCTAATTCCGATCCGCTCCGCCAATCCTTTGCAAATAGCGTGATAAACATTAGGCTTTTGCGCGTAAAGCCGTTCACCGGTGAACGTCCCAGCCGCCTCTAGGGATTGCCACTCGGTACTATCAAACAACACGGGAGCCGCGGCCATGGCCTTATCTGACAAATCAATCAATGATCGGCTATCTGCCATGGTCAAATCCCCCCGAAATTCCGAAAATTACGCCGCGAGGTTTGAGGTGGGCGGGTTGTCCACGCCAATGCCGAAAAAAAGACGGCGAGCACGAAATCAGGCACTGCCACCGCTGAATCAGCAGCTCCGGCCGGATCCAGTTAGACTCGCCCAGAGCGATCCACAGCGGAAACATTTCCAGAGGGAGAGGCAATGGCGCAAAAACGGCAGATATTGGACTCCGGGGACGAGGCCCATAGATCACCTCCACTGTCATCGGGTTAGGCAAAAGTAAGAGGCGGGATGATTTACTCACCATTTGACCTCACTCAGTTGCCGGGCCCGCTGATACTCCACCACCGAGGAGGTGGGTATCCGCCACCCTGACTCATCCAGCCAGGCTCCAGCTATTGCACCATTATCGCACCGCCGCACTACCGTTTTATTGTGTATTTGCCATAGCGCAGCGAGTTGTTGCGACGTGAAGGAAAATTCCACCGAAATTTGAGGGATTTTATTGGCCATAACGCAAAATCGTTAAAAAATTACGCCGCTTGCGCGTGGTCTGGAGATGCCGTCTTGACAAAAAACAGCGGCAGGCCCTGTTTTAGAATCATCCTGTACACATCGGATTTGGAGACCCCGAGAGTGACAGCAGCTCGCGCCACCCGCTTTTCAGTCGCCGGATCAACCCGGAACGCAACCGGACAGTGATATTTTGTGCTCATGAGCACAGTTGTTGCAACAATTGTAAACAGAGTCAACAAAATTGTTTACAGTTGTTGCAACAAGTGGTAATCATGCCACGATGACAGAAGGAAAAAGAATTGCCGTCCGGCTCGACGTGGATCTGCGATCCCGCCTAGACGCCGCAACCAAAAAATCCGGACTGGACGAGTCCATTATCATCCGACTATTGACCGAGGCCTTCTGTCGATTCATGGAAAAACATGGCTACATGCCTAGCACTCCGCTAGAGTTTAAGCACAAAGATCTTGATCTTTATAACGACCTGGCCCGCAGGCTCGAACAGCTGGAGGCCGCGACCAACGCAGCCACGCCGGAGCCCCGAATCGGATTGCTGTCGGAGCCTAAGGCGGGATACGGGAAAAAGAAAATCGCCTAGACGACCGCCAGACGGAATTTGCCATGGTTTACAATGTGATTAGAGTGGATTTCACACCCGCACGCCGCACGTAAACGGCTCTATCGGCCCTGGAGTACGGACATCTGAGCATCCGTCAATACGTCCGGCAGCTCCACCAGCTCTACCAGCTGGACCCAGGCCACGTTGCCGGTCTGTATATCGTGGGACAGAATCAGCGTCTTGCCCGTCCACCGGTCAATCCGCGACTGTGTCTTGTGACCCCCGACCTGCACCGGCTCCAGGTCGAACCTAAAAATAATCAGTGCTGCTATCA